GTCACTGGATAGATTATTAAATGTGGCTGTTAACATTTCGTTTACAGCATTAGCAGTACCTTTTTGTTTGATAAATCCTTTGTAGAATTCAATCTGTGTGGTTTTAGATAAACCAAGATCTGCTAGATACTGCCTTGGTTTAAATCCAATTAATGCATGGCTGAAACTCAATTGATCTTCATCACGGATCTTGCTATAAGAGTCATAATAACCTTGGCTCTGTACTGCTAAGGTGCTGAAGTTAGGTAGTAGACCTGTTTGTATTTGTGTAGCATCGATCTGTTGCCAATATTGGAATTGGAACTGTGGGCTAGCGATAATATCTTGCAAGGCTGTATAGAATTGATTTTTATACTGGACTAAATCACCTTGTAGATAATCCTGACCTTGATTCCACTGATCAACTACTCCCGAACTATAAACAAACCCAGCCGGACTTAAACTGCCATCCCACCCCGCTGTTTTTTGTCCTATAAGTTTTAATCGATACTGTCTATTGCCGCTTTCTGGTTGATATATAACATCATTGAACACTGTGGTATTATCAAATATCAATGCATGTTCGTATTGAACTAAATCAACTTCAAGATATCCTATCACGCTGGCTGAATTATTTAAACTAAGTTTAAATGTACTCGGTGTTCGAACCACTGTATAATTATTATTTTTAATTAGATTAAAGTTCTGATCTAATACCTTGCTACCGTATTGGCTGTCTTCGATACCTGAGGTAATAGCATCTACGCTGATAGCGTTGATAGTTTCTGCCACTGGGCTTAAAACTATAATAGCGCCTGGTTTCCAGCCTTGTTGTGTCCAATACAAGAATTCTTTTACACTTAATTTAAAGTTACGGATCTCATTTAATGTTGGATCCATCTCAGTGAATGTAAAGCCCTGTGCGATCAAGAAGCGTTCATAGCTGACTAAGAAATCTGCTACTTGTTGTGGGGTAGTAAATTCATAACCATAAGGAACCTGTAGTTTTAGATTCTGATAGTTATTGTAAATAGTAGCAGATTTATTCTGGACTGTTATTCTGCTGGCATTAGAATTAACGACGCTAGGAATAATAGTAAAGTAGCTGTTAAACAAATCATATCCACGCACACTGTAACCGTTAGTTGTTTTTTCAACGATCACGGCACTGTAGACTATCTTATCAATTGGAACTGGATTTTCGTTAAGATAAACCTTATAATTCTCATCAGGGACTAACACGCTGGCATTGGTGCTGGTTGGGCTGACTTGTTCTGCTAGAACTTCTAGATAACGTTGATCAGTGAAACCTGCTACCTTATATCCAAGATTAACTTGGAAATTACTTATTAACGGAAGTAAATAATTAGCTGGTGTGATACCTAAATTTGTTAAATAATCAGCGATCCAGTTTAAATAACCTGCACCTCGGTATACTGATCCAGCTGTAATATCTCCATTGAAATCAATAGCATCCTGCGTGATGTGATGATTGGTAGTACGAGTCAGATATTGTTCAGAGCCAGTAACAGTTCCATCTGCTAGTTCATCTCGATCGTTTAGCAAATTCAATGGTGTGTAATTATATGTGTCTATCAATGATCCAAAATACTTGCCTGGTTTAGCTAATGCTAATGCCTGTTGGACAGCATACGGATATTCACTGCTGGTTCTCCAGGCAAATTCTACAGGACCATATTGTCCAATAGCCCAAGAACTTGCTGATCTCTTGCTGTTGAATGATTGTGATAGAGCCTGTGCCGGACTTAGTAAATTACCATTGACATCAACAGGTATAACTGCACTTAATCCTGGACGTGCATAATTTAGATCTATACCTGCACGATCCCCGTAGCGTATTAATCCTGCTTCAAGATCATCCCACAATAGTTTGTTACCACCTGTATATGGTCCAGGACCATAGAATGCCTGCCACCAGTCTGGCTCAGTAGCAAATCCTAACATTTCCCATGGGGTAATATGTGGGCGGATCGTATCGTAGAAGTATTGATAACAGGCACGCCACGAACCTTGCAACTTACTTCCATCAATCCTATCTGTAGAATCTGCATAGTTCCAAGTAAATTGATCATTGGCATCAAACGTATCATTGGTTGAATAATCTAGTTTATTATTGCCGATCCAGTTTAAGAAATTTATACTAATTAGTTGATTGATCTCAGCAAGTGAGTAATCACTATTGCGGAATTTACCTGGCATTACACGGAATATATCACCAAATGTAGAATTCTGTGGTAACTTGATATTATTATAGATACGTAATTCTAATTCTAATAGGAAATTATCTCTGTAGTCACCAAACGCAGGTGTGATGCTACCGTCATGTCCACGAATTACATTAGTAGGTGTTCTATAAGTGTTGTCTAAGAATATCTCAGGGATGAATGTTGGCCATAACCCTAGCTTGCTAGGAGTTTCTGGAATATAGTTACCGTCGGTATTCGAATACTCTACGATCTTAACTATATCCCCCACAGCAAGTTCTGTGGTAAAGTTAATACTTGGAGTATCTTTGCTAAAGTTATAATCAACGCCTTTGGTCAATTGAACATTATTAAGATAGATCAATACTGCTAGATTACTTAATTCTTGATCGTTAAATATTTCTGTGATTTCATAGTTTAGTTTTAAAGGATCAAATATTTCAAATCCATCGATATCACCGATCTGTCCCACGATATTTTTCAATGGTCCGTACGGTACCATGTCACTATAGTACCATGGGAATGTTTTATTTTTAACTTGATTAATTTTATTTAATATTAAATCAACACTAGCAACCGGATCATTAGCATCAATTCCATTTAAGCTGGTGCTGAGCTCTAGAAATTTATTTTTAAATTTGGTATATTCTTGTTGAGCGAATCTCAGACTACTAACAAAATTTGCATTATCATCAATCAAGAACAAGCTAGCATAAGGTGTCGGCGCACTATGTTGTAGAATCGTGCCGCCTTGTTGTTTGATGTCAATGTCACGTAAGTTGCTCTGTGCTAGGACATCACCTATTAGGATAGTACTGTTTTGTGCTAGAGCTACTAAGTGGTTACGTACCTGACCAAGTGTAAGGGTATCAATATCAATGTTCTGTGCATTTAAATCTAAATTCTGTGGAACTTGATAGAATCCTAGTTTACTGATCTCAGAACTGTATATCAAGATATCAATCTGATCACCTGCTGTTAATTCAGCAGATACAGTGACCTCATCATTGACCAATGACCATTTATCCGTCTGCAGATATACAAAGTTTTGAAACACTTTAATACTAGGAATACTTGCCGCAGTATTAGGAGTTATATCAATCTTAAATGAATTGTTTATACCATCATAGATATAACTGATTTGTTGATACTGTCTACTGTTCTCTGGTACGGTTAACCACGTGTTCTTAGGTGTTAATGTTTCTGCATCTTGTATTTTTTGTAAGTAGTTTAGATTAATCAGCTTGGTAACGATTGCTCCAGACTCATCTACATAGTCAAATGTATCTATATTAAAATAGTTTTGGAATTTAATATCGCCTTGTGCTTGGAATGTTTTGTAACTTAACGGGAAACCTAATACCGGATCATTCGCGCCTGTACCTTCAACATAACCAAATATCTTAGTGCCTACAAATGTGCTACGAGGATATGTTGAAATACTTTTGCCTGTGGTGTCTAACACATCAAACAATGGTGCTTGCTGTAGGCTGGTTTTCTGTTGGCTTTGATTCCATTGCACCCCATCATACCACCATTGGCTTCCTTTATATCTGCCAGATTTAACTACCGTAGTAGAATATGGTCCTACCTCACCATCATCAGCTAGTGTCAAATTAATATATTCGGGTCCAGTTGGTAACCCGTTAGCATCAACATCGTATTGAACAAGATTAACAATATAAATTTTGCTGTTGACCAATGGATCTAGATCAGCAGCAAAAACCACACGCAGACCATTAAATAATGTAACACCAAATGCTGTGGTATAGGTCTTTCCTTGTAATTCTGTAAAGGCATTTAATGTGGTAGTATCTAAGACATCTATTGGTGCTTTAGCAACACGACCATCATTGAGTAATTGTATATTAGTTTCAAACTGCACGATAGGACGCTGTGCTCGACTACCTTGATCAAATATCGGTTGCACGCTGTTATATTCAGCAGCAGCGATTATCACATCTACGTGATACCAACGATTGTTACGTGACCATGCGTTGCGATCTATACTCGCTCTATTAATAGTTATATAATCTGGGAATACTGTGTCATAGCGAATAGATCCAACTATAGTGCCTGTAGGTATACCTGCGCCGGACACTACAGCACCAATATCATCTTGGCTAATATTAGTCAACGTAGTGATATAGTTTCTACCAATGATCACTTCTTCATAAATTAACACACTGGTGGTGCCAATCGTTATGATCGTGCCTGTTGGGATATTTTCTGTTACTTGCTCACTTAATACTATTCTTATGATAGGATAGTTTGTGATATTTTCATCATTATAGGATTCCGGAGTTACTAATTCGTCGACTGGTACTAGTTGGATTCCACCACCTAGGTCGCCTACCTGTTCAACATAGTATTGTCGATTCTGATATTGAGCGGGAGTTACATCATCACCAAACTGGACTTTTAATCCTGAAGTAAACTCTACTCCGTTAGGACTGGTATAGTTTTGTTGGCCAATGATTTCTGTAGTAACATCAATATTCCATCCAGCATATTCAACTATCTGGACTGGTTGATACAAGTTACCTGCAGTCTCATCTTGGACCCATAAATTGTTCAATGTCGCTGTGATAAGTGGTACTTGTTTAAAGAATCCATCAATATCTTTGTAATATTCTTTATTAGCATTGACCAGACCATACTTAATATAGACTTTTTCATCTGTGTTGATGTTGTCTGTTTGGATTAACTGAACTAGGTAATCAACATCACCGTTTGTATTGGTAATACCTGCATCAATATAGACTACTTTCCATACGTCAAAGCGTTGATTATCAGGGACTACATATCCTGAATTGTAAGCGGTGCTAGTAAATGAGTAAGTGCCTGAGACATTTGCAGTTAAATTACTACTTAGAGTTACGGTCAGATTACTTACATCTACATTAGCTACAGTAGTGCCGGCTGTGATGCCTGTGCCTGATATGACCAGATTTGCATAGACATTTTGTGTTGATTCTAATTTAATCTTGTTAGTGCCTACTCCGCCAACTGCGGCTATATTAGCTACATTAGCAGTCTGTGACCCATAGCTGACTATAGGATTAGTCCAAGCAGTCTCACCTAGATTGTCATAGGCACTGCTGTCAATGAATATTAGTTCTTTACCGTTTAATTGTCCGGTGATCCCACCATATTGTGGATATGCGGCAAGGAATTGACTGACTGTTTTATTTTGTAATGCATAATAAGGCAATGGTGCGGCATAGGCAACTTCAGCTGCAATAGGCATGCTTAAGAATCTGTCTTGAGCTGTTGATTGTGGCACGCGGAATGTTATAGTGCCTTGATCTGTGCCATTGTTTTCCACTCCGAGCACATCGCGTGAACTTAGTGTTGGTGTTGCTATTAATGTACCGTTGGTACCTAACTCTGTTTGTATCCATACAGGATATCCTGGTTGGTCAACTATAAATTCATAAACACCACCTCGAGCTAGAATAATACTATTATCAACAACTCCATTATTTTTAAACACATATCTGTTGTTGGGCGCATCTCTTTCTACAGTGTAGGTCACTGTTAGGTCAACGCCACTGGTACTGACTTCTACTGGGTCAGGTCCATTAGGTAACCAATAGTATTGACTAAAGTTAACAAACTTGTCATAACTAATCATTGGATCAAATGTGTAATATTCTTGTTCAAATAATCTGCTCTGATCTGTGGTAATACCACCATAGTAACGAATCTTAGCTAGTAAGTCTAGATATGTAGCAAAGAAAGTTATGTTATTTTGTTCATCTTTAATTACTATGCTAGGTTCAAGCTGATAATTTTGTCGATCTACTGTAGATTCAATCACATAACTGTCTGTGCTGGTAAATGTAGGAGCAAATTTACGACCAATATATCCATATAAGGTCTGCAGATCTGGTTCACTGACCAATTGATCCATGGTAGCCGACAAGAATTTTTGATTCGTGTCAGTTTGGAATATCTGTGGTAAAAATGTCTGTGTCTTTCTGATTGCCATCTTATGCCCTAAACTGTAGTTACTATACCAGTGGTATTAATTTGTGCTGCTGTGATTGCTGAAATAATCTTAACATCATCAACTGTGGCACAGCTGGTAATAATCTCATTGATGTTGGCATTTACCTGCAGCAAGCTACCAAACACTTCTGATTCGTTGGCTGGTACTATGATGATGCTGGAAATCTTTGGTACTAATTGCACGTGCAGATAAGCCGCTAGTTCACTGAAATAGAATGTTTCACCAAAATCCCAATTTGCAATATCAAAATATTGATTGATGGCTGCGATCACTGAGGTCTTAATATCATTATCACTTACGACAACATTGGGATTCTTGATTACTTTAAATGTAGCTCGGAGTGCTGGAATCGCCTTGCTGCCAAACAGAGGTTTAAACGCCGCTGGATTATAGATAATAGTGTCACTGATGGCTTTGTAATTATCTAGTGTGTTGTAGTTTGTTTCTAATTCTTCACTGCTTGGTGCGGTAGGCTCTACTATCGTACCGGTGATATCTTGTGCCCAGGCGATATAGTCAGTGGCATATTGCTGTGTCATGATATACAAGTCAATGATGTTGTTTGGACTTGGATCAATGCGACGATTGTTAGGACTGTTATGACGATATTGGAAATATAGACTTTGGCGACCAAATTTGGCTGTGTAGAAATCGGTACCGTTAGAGCCTGTTTGCTCTACTAAGGTATATACCGCTCCACTCACGCTGAGTTTGTAGAATTTATTGTCAGCTGGTATATAGAACAACTGTCCATTTTGATATAGTGTTGCTGCTATCTGTGCATCTCGTAGTGAACTGTAAATAGATACTACCGTAGTATTGTCTACAGGTTCCTGTACTGCAAAATTATCATAGCCCACGGTCTGTTTGAAGTAAACATATTTGCTGTTGGTGTTAACTGTTGGATTAACGATCAGATCAAACAATTCGGGATTGTCTGGGATACCATCGTTATCACTATCTGAGAATGTTAGTAATATCTTGTTGATATCCACATAACCATCAACGTTGGTAACACTCTTGTAAACATACCAAATATAATCTAAAGCTAGTGGATTAGCATTATCAGGATTGCTGTTGACTTTTAATACTTTAATTTGATCTCGAACTGTGATTCCAGTAGCAGCATCGAAAATTTTAGTAGTTCCGTCATAGTAGAAATTGGTTTCTTGTACGCTTTGGAAAACATAATTTAAACCACGATAACTAACAGTATAGGTTTGTCCTACTGTTTCAAATGCAATAATCCAGCTAGAATCGAGTGCTTGACCACTAGTATCACCTGCATTAGTCAAACTAAATGCATCTACAGTGTTTAGATCCTGAGGTGTAATCGTTTTCCAGGTGCTAGATTGTACGTCATAGCGCAGACCAAAATTAGCAAACGCTTGTATGTAGCTGACCATCTGCGCTACTAGGCTATTAGGAAAATTGTTGTTGAATACCGCAAATACTTTATCACCTATGATAGTTTGTTCTGACAAGTCAAGACCAATGCTAGGGATTACAGCGTTGATGGTGACTGGCCCTTGTCCACTTGATAAATTACCTTGACCACCGTTAGTTCCGTCACCAACTACTAGCTCAACAGCCGCATAGATATAGTATTTGTCACCTGGTTGGCTTGGTGTTCCTACTTTAACATAGTTATTAGCATCGAAGTAAGAGGGCAAATTACCAGGACTCGGTGGAGGACCTGCCGAGAAACGCACTATTGATCCTTGGGCGATGTATCGATTACTACTAGTTACAGCCGATCCAATCTGTAGGATCTTACCACTGGCATCAACGAAAAATCCAGTTGATCCATTAGCGATAGTTGTTGATGTATGCCAATAAATGTCGTTAAGTTCTATCAATGGATAGTCAGCGTAGAAAAATTGCTTGGTCTCTGGTGCTTCTGCTATGGGTTGCACTTGATCATAGATCACGCGATAGATATCATTTGTAGTATTATAATCAAAACTAAATGTGTTGATAAATGTGTCTTCGTACAACATACCATCTTGTGCAAAGATGTTTGTGCTAGAATATTTGCCAGTAACATCGATCACATCCAAGTAACGACTGATGCCACTACTTGTTCTGTTTACAGCTTTGATCTTAAGCACGTCATTGAATAAGGTATAAGGTAAAATATTATAATCTTCACCGGTGATCATACGATTCTGTGTGTAGTATTGTTGTGGTGCTTTCTGTTTGATATCGTCTAGGCTTTCTCGTGTAGTAGCATTAGCTACAGTATATTGTAGACTAGCTGAAATATTCAGTGTTTCTACACGACCACCGGCACTAACATAATTCACCGGAACAATAACTCCTTGCATTTCGTCTGGAGTTATTTTATATTGTAAAGCATTACTAGTTCTGTAATATAATCTATAATTACCTTGTGGAAGATTAGCAAAACTACCATCGCCAAATACTAGATCGATTTGATCTCCTGCACGTGTGTTTATCTGATAGATATTACGATTTTGGCTTTGATTATAAATGACGTTAGTATTAGCTACTGCTGGAACTTGTTCCCATAGGATATCTAAATTACCGTTGCTGTCTAGACTGTATAGCCAAACGTCAGTGTTATTGATATTATTAGTATTCAAACTATATACACGATTAGGAATACTTTCAGCAAAATTAAAATCTTGGCTTTGTAATGTGCCTTGTACGAAGTATAAGAAGAATCCTGTATTAATACTACCATTACCTAGATTGTCATTTTTATATAAGATGTTGAACGGTGCATTTAAGTAAGGATTGGCTTCATATATATAGGTTTTGCCACTGCTGGTAGGACTAACTGATTCAAATGTCATCTGTGTACCGGCTACTGTAGCCGAGAACGGAAATCTAGCTAATATATTAGGTACTAGATTGATCTGATACTCTTCGTTGGTAATACCGTTAATAATCTGGCTACTACTGGGTTTGCCTACGCTTTGATTGTTGACCATAGCGGCATTTAAGATCAGAGTGAATTGTTCTAACCAGTTACCATTACCAGCATCAGCCCAGTTTATCACTAATCCACTAAGATCGAGGCCATTGCTGTCATAGATAGTTTCTGTTGTGCTAACACTTTCAAATTTTAAATAGCCTTTGCTGTTAATGTTACGTTTAGGATTATAGCTGATTAGGCGTGCTAGTTTAAGGATACTATCATT